GTAATAGAAGAAGATCTAGTAATAGATGATGTAGATACAGAGTTTGAGGAAGTAGATCCAGGAATAGATGATCCGGATGACTCTATCGCCAACGATACTGTTCAAGAAGTATTAGATTCGAAAACAGAGCTTGAAGTTACAGAAGTTGCAGAAGTGGATATAGAAATTGTAGGAGAGGCACCTTTAGGCAGACCTACCAAAATGGATCCTGATACAAGGAAAAAACTTAACACAGCTTTACAAATAGGTTTGTCTCAGAAAAAGGCAGCAATTTACGCAGGAATAGGCGAAACAACCTTTTATAGGTGGCAAAAGAAGGCAGTTGACATAGATCAAGAGTGCCAAGGTGATCCAGATAACATAAAAGATGTTGCAGATTTAGAATTGTGGGAGTTTTGGGAGTCTATAAAAAAAGCAAAAGTGGATGGTGAGATAAATCACCTAGGAAACATAACAAATGCAGCAAATAATGGTGTTTGGCAAGCATCTGCTTGGTTTTTAGAGCGATCCAACCCTAATGATTGGTCAAGAAGAGAAAAAGATGATGAAACTACAGGTAAAAAAGAGCCAATCATTGTCAAAATTGAGTTTGATTAGCCCTTTTCACCTTTAATTGCTTAGAGTATTGATTCCTCTCTCGCTATATAACCTTTTTTATCTGCCCAGGTATTAACCTTTTCAAATAAATTGATCCATGTAGTGTCAGCATTAGCAAATTTACGAACTTCTTCGTGATCTGCACAACCAAATATTACATAAGCAATAAGTTGATCTCCTATATCTGACCAACAAGCAATAGCTGAATCAAAGTCAAATATGCTCTTCTCATCAACAAATACTCTAAATGCACTTAATAATGGATACAAAGCACCATTATTCAATACAAAGTTTGGATAATTGCCATCAAACTGACAATATTGGAATTGATTAGTTGTTGGGGATTTACCCTTGTTTTTAGTCAAAGCAAGAGGTTTTATACCACCATCAACTTGTTTTTTAATTTTGGGAGTCCTTACAATCGTACCATCAACTGATGATTGTATAATATCCCTAAATCTTAAGATCTCCGGTAATGACTTAGATATAAACTTATATCTTACATCATTATCACCAAAATCTTTTCTAATAACTTGTGCGTTACCATATGCCATTTTTGGAACTGCAGGATCTAATAAGTTAAAATCCTTCTCATTTGGCATTAAAGCTTTCAGGATCTGAATGATTCCTAAAATAGTTTGCACACCATTATCATTTTGGAAATAAGACACCATTTCATCATGATATGGAGTATTGGCTAAGTTTTGCTTAATATAATCAAACTTACCTGCCATATTCATGTGAGAGTCCTCATTAACCTCTACATTGTTATTTAATCCAAAAACAATATCAAGTTTGGCCTGCTTGGTCAAACCTGTGTAAATTGTTACAGGAACTCTTTTGCTAGGAGCTAATGTGCCTTCTTCATGAGCCTCTTTGATTGCTGCCATGAGGTGTCCCCCATTTGCACAACCTTCCAATTTAGTCTCTGTATCAGACATTTGAACTTTCATCATACTCCCTGAGACATCAACTTCATTAGCAAATAAATATATACCATTTGCTGCTAAGTGGAATGTGTCAGGACTAGAACTATCTTCTAGTGACTCCAGGATCGTGGGATCTAAGTTTTTCTTAGGTTTTCTCGGATTTGCGTGATATTCTATTTTTCTCTCTTTAGCGAGTGAATCGCAGAATATGTTTGCAGTGTATGTTTTGATAGAACTATCAAAACGATCAGTATTGGTTTTTACACCATTTTCGGTCTTCAATGAGACCATATAATTAGCCATGCTAATCTCCTTAATTTACAGATGCCTTCGGCACCTTCTTTACGAAACATTTGTTCCGTGTAATGAATATTAAAGGATCTGGATTTTATTACAAGTTTATAAAAGTAAAATTTTCTACAGAAAGAACAAAAGCCCTCGTTAAAGGGCTAGTGTTACACACAGACAATCAGAGGATGATCTGAAGTGCTTGCGCACATTGATGATCGAATCTGATCTTTAATAAATATATCACAATCTTTGAATTATGCAAACATACTGGTAACATATATTTGTGATAGCAGGAAGTTTATTCTCCGGTATAGGAGGTTTAGAATATGGTCTACATAGATCAGGGCTAGTTAGTGAAACAGCTTGGATGGTAGAAATGGATGATTTCTGCTGTTCTGTTTTAGAAAAAAACTTTCCTGAAACAATGATCTTAAATAAAAAGATAGAAGATGTAAATCCAAAGTATCTACCAAAGATAGATATTCTTACAGCAGGGTTTCCATGTCAGCCAGTATCGGTTGCAGGAGCAAGAAAGGGAGTAAATGATGAAAGATGGTTATGGGATGAAGTTTGGAGATTTATTGATGTACTTCGACCACGATACTTCATCTTGGAAAATGTCCCAGGACTACTTACAGCAAACAAAGGGAAAGCCTTCGAAAGAGTTATCAAAGATATTTCCCAAAGCAGGTTGTATAGATTCGAATGGCAAATTGTATCAGCAAGATCAATTGGTGCGCCACACCTTAGAAAAAGATTCTTTGGAATCGGTGAATTGGCCGACACCCTCGACTCAAGACAACGAACACAAAAATTTGAATTTGAACGAGAAGGGCAGAAGAATAGCCAAGAATGGGGGAGAGGACAGATCCTTGAATCTAGCAGACAAAGTTCAGGTAGCGAGTTGGGAAACACCGAACACAATGGATCACCTACCACCGAGATCAGGGGAGGCGTTGGAGAATGTCCTGTACAGAGGGGACAAGGAGAGGAAATCCAAGAGGAAGTCGACAGGAAACCTGAGGGAGAATTCACGACTTCAAGGCAAGAGGCTGAACTATGGATGGGTAACACGACTTATGGGTTTTCCGGATGGATGGCTAGATTAGGCATTAAAAATATTTGGTCATCTACACCAAATACCTGGAGGACACCAACCACTTTTGATCACAAAGGTGAAAATGCTTATACACATGCTGCATCTTTCCTACAAGGAAAAAACACAAGAGCTTCAGGTCAACCCGTACAGGTAGCTTTAGCAGATCAAGTTGCTATGGAGGAATTAAAAAAAGATCCAGATCTATTTCAAAAATATGCAGAACATAAAATTTTAAAAAGACCTAACCTACCAAAACAAAAAGATTTTGTAGACTATCTAAGATCCGTAAGCTCTGTAAAGAGTCTCTATCAAAAAGTAGGTAGTGAAATATCAAAATCAAAAATAGAGCATTGGTTTAGATATGATGATTCAGGTTTTAGTTATCCATCTATAGATCATTGGTATATTATTAAACCTTACTTACTGCCTCTAAAGTTTGACAAAGAAATGACTTATACGGAGTCATACAATTGGGTTAATGAAACTGCTTTTCCAACAGCTGCAGCAAGAGATCATAAAGACACATATGGAACTGTTTTGACAGGATCTAAAACAGGCGATAGGAATACTTTACCTTTAAATATTTTTAGAAAACTTAGAGATCAAATCAAAGATTTTGCTATGTGGGAATATAATATGCCCAGATCTATAGAAGATTATCCAGATCGTGTAAATAAACTTAAAGCTTTAGGAAATGCTGTAGTTCCACAATGTGCCGAATTAGTTGGAAGACTAATCTTAAACTCTATCGGCACCGATAAACTTATCTTTTGTGATTCAATTAAGGAAGATCATCCTCAGTGAGTTGGCCTAATATATCATTTGTATTTAGGTCATTTAGTTTTTTTGTTTTATTTTTTTTAATTTTCGGATGTTTAATACCTTTTATTTTATTTTTAGAGGCTAATCCAACACCAATCATCTCAATATAACTCATGTTATCCTTTCTTTTAAGGTATAAATATTACTATAAATTTTTCTTTAGAAGTTACAATAAAGTTTCCAAAATGTTAAATCTTCTTGGCGATAAAGTTTTTAGTTTCAATGTTTATAGGGTTTTACAGAATTATTAACAATTTATGTCACATGTGACATTTTGTGACATTTTGTGACTGTCACGCCCTAGAGTAGAGTAGACTAGAGTAGACTAGACTAGACTAGAGTAGACTATATAGGGAGGGAATATATATGAAAATAATGATCAGTTATGAAATGACAGAAGACTATATTGTTAATGCTGATTCTGTAGAAGATGCAATAAAAAAAGTAAGTGAGATTTTTGAACACAAACAAAGTTCTCAGAAAGATCTCTTATGGCAAGAAAAAGTAGACTATCATTGTGAGATAAATAAGAAATATGAAATAGAGGAATAATGGAAGAAAAAGATTACGAAATTAAATTTTTTGTAGCAGCTAAAGATGCAGATGAAGCTGTAGAGATTTTTATGAATGGTATTCAAAGTATTGAAAGCAATGACTGGATACCGGAAGTTTCTCCTATATTAGATCCTGATTTCTATGATATAAAACCGGAAGGGACAATATAATGGCAGACTTTAATTTTCCACCTGGAACTAAAAGAGAAGATGCTATTGATGAGCTTATAAGCGATCAATCTTTAAAAGAAGTTGTTTTAAAACAATTTAATTACATGAGAATCAAAGGTATCAATTTAGTTCAGGATGCTGATGATCTTGTAAATTTATATTTAAACATTTGCAAAAATTTCGAAGAAAAGTAAACTAAGTACATATTCGCTACGGATAGTTGAAAGACTGCCATAGTTTGTTTACGAGCCTTTCGTGAACACTGATTAAAAGTAAAGAGCAGGTGCCAAGACACCTGCTTTTTATTTACCCAAAATCAAAACCTGATGATGTATAGTGTATAGGTCGGCTACTAAACCGACTTCCTCCCATCATCGGCTGATTCGTAAGGATCAGCCTATTCTTTTTAATTCTTGTAAGATTTTTTTTCGACTGCCAGATCTCTTCTAATTTTCTTTGCTAGTCTTCTACGCTCTTTCCTATTCATAGTTGGAGCATGATCTTTTGATACTGTATATATTTTCATAAATCTATCTTAGATAAAAGGTTTCTAATATTTTTTATTTGTGATATTGTTAATACACTATGATACGAAAAATTGACCAGATAGACTTCACAGACACAGTACTAAGAGACACCACCACAATTGTAAAATTTGAAGCAGAGTGGTGTCAACCATGCAAACAAATTACACCTGCAGTAGAAGAACTTGCAAAGGAATGGAATGAAAAAGAATGTGAATTTGTAGCGATCGATATAGATGCATCGCCATCCATAGCAAATCACTACAACATTCAAAGTGTTCCAACTTTTATTGCATTTAATAAAGGTTTGCCAGTTTCTGAAGTCCGTTCTAATATTAATATTGGAAACATAAAGTCAAGTTTTAGTAAATTAGTCTGATATTTCTAGGAGCCTCTGCCCCCTGTTGTAAAAGCAGAGGCAACTAGATTTTTAATATTTTTGTCACACCAAACGATTAATATAGTAAAATATCATTATGGGAGAGAATATGATTGAAAAATTTGAAGAACGACAATTTCTAAAATTCGAAGATAGCACAACTTATGAACAGTGGGTAGAAGTAGGCAATAGTCTTATGCAAGCTACACAAAATATTATGTGGTGGCTTGGTGATTGGTGGAACTTCGGTGAACATAAATATGGAGAACTAGCTGCACAAGCTCTTTCTATGAATATTCCGTATTCAACATTTTCAAGTGCTGCAGCTGTATCTAGAGCTATACCGGTAGAGAGAAGAGTACCGGAACTATCCTGGAGTCATCATAAAGAAGTTGCTTTTATAGATGATCAGGATGTGCAAGACAGTCTTTTACTAGAGTCTGTTAGAAAAGGTTTTACTACAAAAGGACTTAGACAAAAAGTGCAAGATTATAAAGTAGATCAGATTGCACCTATATCAGCTCCTATAGATCCAATGCAAAAACATAACATCAATTACAAACCTAGTAATAATTGGAATTTTGGATATCCAATTCAAAACTTTGGTGTAGACACAATAGAAAAAACTCCACCTCAGATGATTGCTAACTTGATTTACTTCTTTAAAAAACCTGAAGATAAATTAGTTTTTGATTTAACAGACAAGTATCAAGTAACTAACGATGTTGCAAAAGCGTTTGATCTAGATTGTAAAAGTTATGATATATTTCCTCATCCAGAAACTACAAAAGTAGAGCAATCAGATTTTGTAGTTCAAAAGTACGATAGATCTATATCTGATGCAGATATGGTTTTTCTCAATATGTTAGATTTTTCAGATAATCCAAATGTTCCTTCTGGACTTTTCATGAGGCAACAAATCTTGGATCTAGGAGTTTCAATGAAAAAAGATTCTACCTTGTTTGTTATAGCTAAAGACTTTGAAGGATGGGGTTTAGAAAGTACCTTTGATCTGGTTTTTAGTGACTCCAATTTTGGATTGTGTGAATATATCTCTATTCCAAATAAAGCTAAATTTACTAAAGATGAAGAGCTTTCTGCTATAGCAAGTAGGCAACTACTTTCAAAAGCAGGATATATATTGGTATTGACTAAAAAATATTCATAATCTTAGTTATACTTCACTAAATGGTTAATAAAGATAAAGACAATTTAACTTTTACTTTTAACTCTGTCAAAGGTGCAGATAGTCAAGAGTTTAAATTTCAAATGCCTCCCTTACATGAAGCACAAGAAGTCGTAGCAAGTTCTGAGGCAAGGTGGAAAATATTGTGTGCAGGTCGAAGATTTGGTAAATCAAGACTAGGAGTTATGCTCACATTGATTACAGCTATGCAAGGTAAAAGAGCATGGTGGGTTGCACCTACTTACACGATAGCTAGAGTAGGTTGGCGTGAAATTCAAAATGCAGCTATGGGATTTCCTGATAAATTTCCTGTAAATATTTCATTGGTAAACATGGAAGTTACTTTTCCTCAAACAGGTGGATCTATAGCAGTGAGATCAGCAGACACTCCACATAGACTTCGTGGTGAAGGTTTAGATTATTTAGTTATGGATGAGGCAGCTTTCATCAAACCAGATGTTTGGCATCAAGTTCTAAGACCTACTCTTACCGAAAGAAAAGGATCTGCACTTTTTATCAGCACTCCTATGGGGATGAACAATTGGTTTTATGAACTATGGGAATTTGCAGAAGGTAAAGAGGATTGGGAAAGATTCCAATTTGCTACATGGGATAATCCATTCATAGACAGAGAAGAAGTAGAAAAAGCTAAAGATGAAGTTGGATCTATTGTTTTTGCTCAGGAGTATTTAGCAGAATTTGTAGAAGCAGGTCAAGGTATGTTGCAACCTGAGTGGATTAAATACTACAGAGAAAAGTCAAATATGTTGTTTGTAGGTGGAGAGAATGTAAACCTTTATGATTGTACTAGATTTTGCACTGTTGACTTGGCTACCTCAGTTAAGGATGGATCTGACTATACTGTAATTGCTAGTTTTGCAATAACACCCAAAGGTAAAATTGTTATTTTAGATGTCGATAGAAAGAGGATGGAGGCTCCAGATATAATACCTCGAATAAGACAAAAAATGGCAGAATATGATTTACAATGGGTTGGTATGGAGCGAGCAGGCTACCAGCTTTCGCTCATACAGTTTGCCAAGAGAGATGGTTTAGCTGTGAAGGAATTGAGAGCCGACAAAGATAAAGTTAGTCGCGCTCTACCATTAGCTGCTCGCATGGAAGCAGGTGATGTGTACTTTAAGCAAGGCGCACCTTGGCTAGTAGAAGTAGAAAGAGAACTTATGAGTTTTCCAGTAGGTCATCATGATGACATTGTTGATGCAATAGGATACGGAGTTATCAGCGCACAAATAAAGAGGGAATGGAGCGCATACTAAATGGCAGAAGAAAAAAAATCTTTTTATCGTAGGACTGTAGATTATTTAAACACACCTACACAAAGACAGCAAGAAAAAGCTAGTAGATACAATCAAAGCACTTCTTTAGATCGTGCAGTTTATGGATACAATACTGAATCTGGATACTTTCCTTCAAATATGTTGGATGATATTGGTGATGGATCAAACAACTCTGCTGTTGTTGCATGTCTAAATGTTCTTGCAACTTCATTTGCAGAGCCACGACCATTAGTTTATAAAGACACAGATGATGGTGATCAAGAATTAATTAAACAACATCCAATAGCAAAACTTTTAGAAAGACCAAATCCATTTACTTCAGGTAACTTACTTGCTCACTATATGGTTGTAGCTTTATCAGCTTATGGAGATGCTTATCTTTATAAAAATAGAAATTCAGATGGCAATGTAGTTCAACTTGTACCTTTGATGCCAAACATGGTTGAGCCAAAAGGTGATGAAGATACTTTGATAACACATTTTAAATACAAACCATATGGTGGACTTGGAGGGGAGAGTATAGTCGTACCTACTAATGATATAGTGCATATCCGAAACGGAATTGATCCAAATAACCATAGGCGTGGTTTCGCTCCATTAAAATCAGTGTTAAGAGAAATCTTAGGTGATGAGGCTGCAGGACAATATGCAGCAGCACTCTTACATAATATGGCTGTACCAGGTGTCATCCTCTCACCCAAAGATGATTCTATGGGCGGTCCTTCTAAAGAAGAGGCTGAAGCGATTTCTGCTATGTACAAACAAAAATTTGGTGGCAAAAATCGTGGCGCTCCAATGATCTTATCAGGATCTATGAATGTCGAAGTAGTATCTTTTTCCCCAGATCAAATGAATCTTACAGAATTAAGAAAACTACCTGAAGAAAGAGTATCTGCAGTTTTAGGTGTCCCAGCAATTCTCGCCGGACTCGGAGCTGGACTGGATGCAGCCACTTATAACAACACCCGTGAATTAAGAGAGTTCTTTACAGAACAAAAACTTGTACCTTTATGGAAATCAGTAGCATCAGAATTGACACATCAGTTACTTAGAAAAGATTTTGATGATGATGATGTATATGTTAAATATAACTTGGATGATGTAAGAGCTTTATCACAAGACAAAGATGATATTTATAAAAGAATGAACACTGCTGTACAAGGTGGTTGGATAACAATTAGCGAGGCAAGAAAACAAGCAGGTTTAAAAACAGATGAAACTCATGACCTTTATCTAAGACCAATGAACATGGTAGAACGATCAATTGATGGTAGCCCACCACAAACTGATCAAGAGCCAAATCAAGAAGTTGAAGATCTTAAACAAGCAATAAAAGATTTAGATGAAAAAGTGATGACAACTGTTTCAGCAGATTTAGAGGCAATAAGATCTGATCTTTTAAAACCAACTCCAACACCTCTAAATGAAGAAAAATATGTTGCAGAGATGCCTAATGGTGCATGGTGCATACTCAATCATGAAGACAATCAAGTAATTAAATGTTATGAAACTCAAGAGGCAGCTAATACAGCTTTGAGTAGAATGAAAAAAGCACCAAAGAAAATTACTAATTTTCCTAAATCAGGTGACAATCAGTCGATCTCTATAACAAACTCACAACATAAACAATTTCCTAGTTATGCTTATGTCAAAGATTTAAAAGAAAACTGGCCAGAGATTTGGAGAAGAGCAGGTACCGGTGGTAATCCTCCTACTTCATTTACCGGTAACGATGCTTTCAATAAATGGACAGATTACAAAGGTGGAGATAGAAGTGAATCTGTACTTAATTGGGTAAAGCGTAGAGAAAGATTTATGAACAGACACAAAAAAAATAACAGACTTAATGGAACAATTGCTGTTATGAAATGGGGTGGCGTTACAGCTTCAGGAGTACCTGCAATGAGAAAAGTTGTAAACGAATATAAAAAAGTTATTCGTGAAAGAAGAAAAATTCAAGAAGCATTACTTTTAGAAATTCAAGAAAAAGCATTGAGTCAAGGTGTTAAAGATAGTCTCAAGAAAAAAGTTAGTGAACATAATGCTAAAGATCCTAAGTACCGAGCTACAACAAGAATGTTAACAGCCTGTTATAACAGAGGATTAGCAGCTTATCAGAATAATCCTGGATCAGTCAGAGGTAATGTAAGTTCTCCACAGCAGTGGGCAATGGCCAGAGTTAATGGCCTATTAAGAGCTTTAAGAACAGGTAAATTTAAAAGAACAGCTTATGATACAGATCTTCTTCCTAGCAACCATCCGTTAAGTTCTAAGAAAAATGCAACACAAGTTATTGAAGAAATAAATGTGTCAACAGAAGAGGCAGAGGCTTTATCCGAAGTAGAAATGAATTCTGCTAGATCCGAGAAAGCAGCTAAGGGATCTATAAAAGTTGGAGATGCAGTTTCTTGGAGTATTAATAAAGATCCAGATCCACCATCTACTGTCCATGGAATTGTAACCTCAGTAAAGGATGATGAAGCAACCATGATGGTTTGGGCAATTATGGAAGATGGATCGCATCAGAAAACAGATCGATCTGTAAGACAGTCGATATCTAAGTTAAGAAAAATCAAAGACTTTAGAAGTTAACTTCTAAAAATTGGATTCTCACTCGGAATATATTCAACACCACGCACTCTTAATTTATTAATTAATCTTACTTGTTCATCTTCTGATAAAAAGGTAAGCTAATCATTAATGATGGCATTTCTTTGATACTTAGGAGATTTAGCAATCTGATCCATAAATATTTGGAATTCTGTTACTCTATCTCCATCATTTCTTTGTATACCCATTCTAGTAAATAGTCCCTATCTTCTGCTCCGTACTTAAAGTCTTTCGCAGCTAGCTTGTCTGATACTTCTAGTTTATTACGAACTAGTTTTATGTTCAATGTCTTATCAAAAATATCTAAGGTACCTGTGTTGTCAGAGTTTATCGCCACCGAGAAACTCCCAGATCCAATATGCAAAGTCGATATTTTAGCAACTTCATTGTCCATGTAATAACTATACCACAGATGTGCAAACAAATGTTTTTTCAGATTGGCAATGTAAAATACACAATAATTATAAAAGACTGTCTACAATATTGTTATATTGGCTTTAGTCAGTTATTTAGTGCGCATTAGTAACAAAGTACAGGAGTAAGACAAATATGTCAGAAGAAAAAGAAATCAAAAATATTAATTTTGAGATGAAAGAAGAGTCAGACAAAACAGGGGAAGTTAAAGCAGTTTTCTCAGTTTTCAACGATGTAGATAGTGATGGAGATGTCGTAGTACCAGGCGCAGTTAAGTCAGGTTTTAAAGGTGGATCAGTACCAATGGTTTGGTCTCACAAATGGGATATGCCAATTGGTAAAGGTAGCATCTCACAAGACAACGACATGGCAACATTCACAGGTGAGTTTTTTATGGATACCGAGTCAGGTAAAGAGGCTTACAACCTAGTAAAAAGCATGGGCGATTTACAACAGTGGTCTTTTGGTTTTAGAGTTAATGATGCAGAGTATGGCAAATTTCAAAAGGATGGGAAAGATGAAGAAGATGTTAGATACCTTAAAGACTTATCGGTTTACGAAGTTAGTCCTGTACTTGTTGGAGCTAATCAAGAAACTTTCACCATGGCGATTAAAAGCGATAAAGAAACAGAAGCAAAGATCGTTCAATCCGTATCTGTATCTGATGATCCAGATCTGGGAGGGGTTAAGGACACTCTTACTAGTGATTCAATTCAACCTGAGGAGCCTAAAGAAGAAGTAAAAGATGATGAGAAAAAAGCAGCTCCTAAAAGTGATACATTCGCTACTGCTGCAGAAGCAGAACAGCGTGCTAAAGAAATAGGATGTGTTGGATCTCATATGCATGATGCTGATGGACAAGCAGTATTTATGCCATGTGCTACACATGAAGATTACGAATCCAGAATGCAAAAAAGCACAACAGCTATGACTGTGTTAGCTAATATTGCAGCTGGAATGAAAGAAATTTTAAATTCTGTCCCAACTGATGATGCATCACTTGATGCGTTAAAAGAAATCAATCTTAGGATTCTAAGTATTGTTGATGAGGATAGTGAGGTTTCAGAGAAGAGTGCCAGCGTGCAAGGCAAACGCTTTTCTGATGAGGTAAAAGATGTTCTTGCAGCATTGAATAACCTCGTTGCCAGAGTTCAATCTATAGGAGAACTCAGGAAAAAGAATAAGAGGAAGTTGGGAGTTTCTACAACTGAAGCTCTCAGAACAGTTCAAGAAAGTGTCCAAGATGCTTTCGAAGAACTAGACAAATTCGTAGAAGAATTTGGAACTGAAGGAGCGTTAGAGATGGAAAGTAATGAAGTCGAAACTGCTGAAGATACAGTTGAAGTGACTGAAGATTCAGATCCTGAATTAACTGCTGAGGAAGAAGTAGGGGAAGTTGTTGAGGCGCAAGCTGATACTCCAGATCCTGCTGAAGAGCCAGAAGTTGATACAGGTGATGAAAGACAAGTTGAAGATCCTGTAGATCAAGCAGAAGAAGTTTCAGAAGTTGAAATTGAAGAAGTTGAAGTTGACAGTGAACTTGATGATCTTTGGTTAGAGAGTCAAAGAATTGCAACAGAAACTTTGTTGACCGACATAGAAATAGAAGATAACGAGATTATTGAGGAGATAGTATGAGCGATGTAAAAGAAATTCGCAAAAATATTGCTGAAAAGTCAGAAGAGCTTAAAGGTTTATTCGAGAACATCGAAGGACAAGAAGGCGCTTCTACTCCAGAACAAAAGAATGCAGTCATTGAAAGAAATGAAGAACTTGCATCTTTAAGGGATGACCTTAAAGTAGCTGAAGCAAAATCTAAATTAGATGTTTCAGGTAACGCAGTTCCTAGCATTCCTAACCCATCAGAAGAAGCAAAAGATTCTTCTTTTGGCTCAGAGTTCATGAAGTCAGCAGCTTATAAAGGTTATGTAGAGAATGGTGCTAAGAACTTACAAAGCACAATTCAAACAAAAACCAATTTAACCACAACAGGTTACCCACCAGAATCTTTAAGAGGTCCTGGTATTTTGGAAACAGCTCTTCGTGATCCTAATGCAGTAATTAACCTATTTGATCAAATTAATACAGATCAAAATGCGTTTGTTTATTTGGAAGAAACTACTTTCACAAACAACGCAGCTGAAGCAGCCGAGGCTGCAGCAGTAGGCGAAGCAGCATTAGCTTTCACCGAAAGAACTGCTACAATCTCAAAACTTGGCGTAAACATCCCAGTCACAGATGAGTTGATGCAAGATGTTTCAGGTCTAGAAGGATATTTGAATTCAAGACTACAAACCATGATGAGATTAAGACTAGACAGCCAGTTAATAGCTGGTAATGGTACTTCACCAAACCTTGAAGGTATCTTAGATGCAGGAAAATCCAGTGTTGGATCAACTGCTTATGGATCCTACTCAGGTGGTTTGGGAAGAATCGGAGCTATCTATGGAGCAATCACTGACATTAGAGTGAATGCATTCACAGAGCCTGATGCAATAGTAATCCACCCTAACGACTGGTCACAGATCGTTTTGCAAGTCGATGAAGACTTTGCTGGTGATGCTACTGCAGGTTACGCTTCTAAATCACCTGTATTCACCCAAGCCGGTGGATATGGTGGTGGCGTTGCTAACCAACTTTGGGGATTAAATGTTGTTGCTTCAACAGCAATTCCTGAAGGTACCATCCTAGTTGGTAAATTCGGTGGTGGAGAAGCAGCTCATGTTGTAATGAGACAAGGTATCGATGTCGCAGTTAGTGATAGTCATGGTGATAATTTTACAAAAAATATCATGGTGATCAGAGCTACAATGCGTGTTGGATTCCCTGTTTATAGACAAGCAGCTTTCCATAAGATCACAAGCGCTTAATAGCGTTACGATTTGAAATATGGGGGCTATATGCCCCCATATTTTATAGAGTTAAAAACAGGTAGGTTTCAAAGCGATATACAGTAAGAGCATACTCAAGCCACCTACTACGATTAGAAAGAAAAAAATGCCTTATCATTCAAAACCAAAACCAAAAAAGAAAAAGCCTAAAAAAAGAAATAAATAAGTTAGGATTAATTATTATGTCAGAAGAAAAATATATAAAACCGGAAAAGTCTATTTGGAAGCTACAAGATGGAACAATATGGGAAGGTCCAATGTCAGAGCTACCAAAAGCAAATGCAGATCTAATTGCTAAAGCAGGTTGGGAATATCCTGAGTCCTGGTTAAAAGAGCAAGGTTGGGGTAAAAAAGCTCCTGCTAAGAAAAAAGCTCCAGCAAAGAAAAAAGCAGCTCCGAAGAAAAAAGTAGAAACTAAAGCAGTTAAACCATCAGAAAATAAGTAAGGAGTAGCAATGGCTCTCTGTTCTTATACTGATGTTGAAACTATTGTACAGATAGATTTAAGTTCATCTCTACAAACATCTTTAACTAATAGCATTATTCCCTTTGCCGATGCAACAATAAAAACATATGTCGGATACGATATAGAGGTTGGCAATCAAACTGAAATAATATTCGGTGATAATAATCGTGAAATACAATTAAAGCATCTTCCTGTTAACTCAATAACCTCAGTAACTGAAGATGACAATACACTAACCGAAGGCAATGAAGCAGATTTTGTTTTTCATGAAAACGGCAGGTTAGAAAGAGTACTAAATCGTTGGTCAGGATCTAGACCTAAGAATATTACAGTTGTTTACAATGCAGGATATTCTACAATTCCTGATGACATAAAGTTTACAAGTGCAAGAGTTTCTGCAAGAATACTTATGTCTGCTTTAAATTTAAGTAGTCAGAGTAAAACAGGAGCTGTGGAGTCACATCTCACAGATAGTACCAATGGGGCTGGTATGAGTGTAGTAACACAAGAAAGAATTGGAGATCTAGATGTAACTCTAGTGGATCCGTTAGCTTATTTTGATGGACCAATTCTAAAAGAATCAGATAAGATGCTACTTAACACACACAAGAAGCAAATCTTTGTCTAGTGGATATAGTTACTTTAACTTATTTAATCGGTTTCTTAAACTATCATGGTTTAATTTCTGTCCATTTTAATGAATACACGAGAGAAAAAGTTTATGAGGAAAGCCTTATAAACGAACAATTCGCTGAAATTATAAAGGGCGAAGAATGGAATATAAGGAAGAATCTCTAACCAACATACTCAGGTTACAAGAGTTGTGGTGGCAAGATGATGCTAATTGTAAAAACGCTGATCCAGATCTATTTTTTCCAGATCGTGGAGCATCTACTCGAAAAGCAAAAGAATTTTGCAATAACTGTAAAGTCCAAGAACATTGTTTAGAATATGCAATAGTGAATGCAGAGAAATTTGGCATTTGGGGTGGATTGTCTGAAAGAGAGCGAAGAAAGATTCGTAAAGAACGAGGATTGACAAGGAAAAGAAAAAATGCCAAGTAGAAAAGTTCCAAAAGTTGAAGAGGCTTATAAGCTCTTTATAAAAGATCCACATAAACCTTTATCTGATTGGGCAAGAGAATGGGATTGCTCTCATGAAAGAGTGAGACAATTAAGAGAACAAAGTGGTTTGGAGCCGATTTCAGCTATAGATCACGAAATAGCAATTACTGTTATTGATAGAATTCGTGATGGTAAGTATAGTCTTACAGTAAGAGAATTATATGATGACTTACCTATAGGACTCGAAAGGTTTATGACCTGGATGCAAGATGATCCTGCTATATGGTTAGGTGTTAAAGAAGCCCAACAGTATGTTGAATTACAAAAGTGGAATCCTGAAGCAAAACAATGTAAGAAGTGTGGAGTTCTACAACCTATTAAAGAATTTAATAAAACACAAAAATATAAAGATGGTAGACAGAAAGTTTGTAATGAATGCCTCATCGATAGTAAAGGTAAACTAAAAGAACTCGATAAGCGTAGAGAAGAACTTAAAAAACTAAAAAACAAATTATCAGACTAAAGTAAGTGTATGTCTTACAATTATCAAAACTATTTAAAAACAAATGTAACTATTCAAAGTATGTCAACTAGTAGTATCGATGATAGAGGTTTATACAATTCTGATTGGTCTGATGCTACTGACACAGTTGGTAGATTAGTATCACTATCAAGTCAAGAAGAAAGTGGCACTACTGATCTATTAGTTGATGAATTCAATCTTTATATACCTTCAACAGTAACTGTACAATCTAACAATAGAGTGAAAATAAGTACAGATTATTATGACATTGAAGGAGTAGAAAAAAGAGAAAATCGTTTTGGTGATGATGTAGTAAAGGTATTGAGACTTAGAAAGGCAAACTAATGGCCTATAAAGGGGGTATGACTACTCGCTATAGAAGTATTCTTTACAACTTTTCTGCAGGAAAATTTGCATCAGGTGACTTGATCGCTCTTAATATACAACCTCCTATGCTGAGGTCATTAAGAAATGATTTTTTAAATCTTTCAAAAGGTCTTGGTGACTTACAATCAATTGCAAATAAATCTATTCCAACCCGTTTGCAAAGAAGAGTAGCTGGTAGAGCTATAGGTAGAGTTGGTGGCGCAATCATACCTCAGGGATTTGGTCCTTTTACTCGTTTAGCAAACCGAGCATATGGTAGACAATCTTCAAGAGCAATGAATAATTATTTTAATAAAAAAAACAATGCTAAATTTTCTTTAGATGGTAACAAACTTACAAAGGAAGTTAGGAAGACTTTAGAACAAAATAACAGAGGTGCAGTAAAAGCACAGTACATAAAAAGCAAAAGAGATCTTAATAGTTTAGGTATTAACATAAAAGACTTCAACCCTTCATTTGTCCTTAAAGAGATTCAGCTGTATATGATGTCAAAAGTAACAACTGCTGCTCCAAAGAAAACAGGTAACTTAAGAAAATCTATAATCAATAGAGGTTTTGATAGGAGTAATAAACAATATTTAGCAACAGGTAGATTAACAGTTGGATCTAGTATGGGTAATACAGGTAACATTGCAGACATGGCTCCATATTGGTGGAAGACACTTTACCCTTCATATTATTTAAATCAAAAAGGGCAAAGATATTTAAAGAAAAATCTAACTAACCCTTTTTGGTTTGGTAAATCAGTGTTTAAAGGTATACAAAAAACATTAGGAAATGAAGCCGTACAAGGTTTAAAATATCAAGACTTACAACCTCCAAACCCAGGTCAAGAAAGTTTCGAATTATCAGAACGCAACTTTAAAGATTTAGGGGATTTAGGCGAAATAGACCTACCCTTCTAATTCTTATGTATAATTGATTTATTAAGTTAGGAGAAAAATGCCAGGTGTTGATAACAACATGAATGTACCACCAGATCCGGAAATAGTCGCTAGAGCGTGGGCATTATCTAAAACAAGCATAACAGATGTTATTGGAACAAGAATAGCAACGAGATTACCACAAGATGCAACTATGCCATTTGTAGTTGTAGAAAATGGTGGTAGTGCTTTATTAGATGAAGACTCACAGGCAGCAGTAAACCTAACAGTAATCAATTTTTCTTGTTATGCAGGTAGATGGGGTGGATCTGGAAACAAAGCCGAGCCTGACTATACCGCTGCTAGTAATCTAGCTCAAATAATTTATAAAGAGGCTTTTATCGAATCAAATACACAAATAACAACTTCTTCTGGCGTAAAGGCTTGGATCTATGGAATGAGTGTGTCTACAGCTCCACAAAGAATTGAAGAAGATGAAGTCTTATTAGCCAACTTTCTATTGTCTTGTAATATGACTTATCGTTATTCCGAATAACCCTAAATATAAAAAACATCCTCTAATATTACTTTTGAGGTAAATAATGGCAAAAATAAAAGTTAAAGTTAATCCGGTCTATCCTGCCGATGCAATCGGTGATGAAAAAACAGGTTTAACATTTACCAAGAATGAATGGACAGAAGTAACCGGGACTGATTGGAAACGACTAAAAGAATCTCAAGGAAGACTTTGGGATGAGTTCAGCATACCTAGACTCATTGCAGAAGGTCAAGATTGGGAAGTTGTGAAAGTCAATCAAACCACTATGGGAGTGGACAACACACCTATAGATGGGGATGAGGTAGAAGACATTTCTGATGATTGGTATGGATCAGAAGAAGAGTAACTAATGAGAATTAGTTTGCAAACTAATTACAAAGTATAAGTTAGGAGAACTATATGGCTACTACAAGTTATAACACTTCAGGTGCAATATCTGATGTTCTCATCGGAACAGGTGTTCTTTATGTGGGTGCGAAAGGTAGTACTTTCCCTGCACAAGATTCAACCACAGCAACAGCTTGGGCAGATAACGATTCTGCTTGGACTGATGTTGGATATTCCGAAGATGGATGGTCTCTTGAATATGACAAGACTTTTGAAGACATTATGGTCGCAGAAGAAATTGATCCTATTAAGTCTGTAAAGACTGCACAAGAGATTCGTTTGACAGGTACACTTGCTCAAGCAAGTATGGCTGCTATTAAAGAAGCATTCGGAGGTGGTACTATCACAGAAGATGATACTACAAACTTTGCTTCTGGATTTGATACCTATACTCCACCTTCAACTGATGACTTCACTGAAAAATCACTTTTATTAGTGACAGAGGGTCCAGGAGGTAGTGTTAGGCATTTTCATATCCCAAGAGCTGTGAATGTCGGTGCTTTCACAATGGCTCATCAAAAAGCTCCACAAAAAGTGTTGCTTGCTGTTGAGTTCAAAATATTAGTACCAGACTCAGTGTCTACATCCGTAGGAACAACAAATGGTAAACAAAATCTATTCAAGATTATAGATAATACCAATGCTTCAACCGAAGGAAGTGTAAACTAAATTTAATGCTTTACTAGATCGGAGGAAAATTATGAGTGAGCGTTTTAAAGATTTTGATGCTGCTAAGGATGCCTTAGCTAACGAAGCGATTGTTGCGAAGATAAATGGTAAGGAATATAAGTTCCCACCCTACTTATCAGCAAAGGTCGTTTTGAATCAGTTGACATGGATCAACGAGGATGGCAGCCTGGCAGCTTCAGATCTTCCAATGTGGTTTAAAACTGTATTTGGAGAAGAAAATTTCGAGGAAATCTCAAGTGATGTTGATTTCCAAACTTTACAAGATGTTTCTGCTTGGTTAATGGAACAATATGGACTTAACCAAACAGATATAGTCAATGATCAAACTGATGGTGAAGATGAGGGTGATACCCCAAAATAATCTACAAGACTACTGACATTGTAGATCGGTGGTCTTATGTCGAATCTGACTTTAACAAAATCTACAATATTTTAGAGCCTTTAGATCTGGAATGGCGCAAATTTTACAGATTACTTAGTACAATGCCTATAGATAGTTCTTTATTTTATCAAGCAAACACTGATCCTGAACAAGAGGTATCAGATGAGCCACCTAAGGGATGGTGGAAAGAAGAGTTCGATAGAAGAAGAGGTAGACACCGAAGAAATAGAGTGAATACAACTATTGATCAGATGATTGGAGATCAAGATAGAATAGCGAGAAACGATGGAACAAGCAACAGTAGGTAATGTAAGCGTAAATATTGGAGCTATCACTAACTCCAAACAAATGGTACAAGATGCTCAGACAGTTGCCGATGAAAATGTTAAGGCAGTAAAAAAAGTCCAAGGTGCCATGACTACTATCTCGACAATAAGCTTGGCAGGTATAACTGCTGCAGGTGTAGCTTTGTTAGGATCTGCTCGTGCAGCTATAGTTTTTGAAGATTCTTTTGCAGGTATAAGAAAAACTGTAGAAGCCTCAGAAGAACAATTCGGAAGATTAGCAACCTCAATTAAAGAAATAGCTTCCGTTGCCCCTATGTCCTCAACCGAACTTAATAGAATTGGTGAACTTGGTGGTCAATTAGGTGTTGCTGTAAGTAATTTACCAGATTTTATAAAAACAGTTTCTACACTAGCAGTAACCACTAACTTAACAGTAGATGGTGCTTCGCTAGGTTTAGCACGACTAGATGCTATAGCTCAAACTAATGGCGAAACTTTTCAAAACTTAGCATCAACAATAGTAGATCTCGGAAACAACTTCGCAGCTACTGAATCTGAAATCATGACAACTGTCTTGCGTATAGCTCAGGCAGCTGCCCAAGTTGGAGCAACAACTCAAGATGCCTTAGCCTTTGCTACTGCACTTCAAGCTATCGGTGTTCCGGCTCAAGCAGGTGGTACTGCTGTAGCGCGTGTATTCCAAAGTATTCAATCTGCATTAATTCAAGCACAAGGTGAAACTACAGAATTTGGAAGAATTGCTGCACAATCAGGTCAAGTTGCAGCAGATGGTTTTGATGAATTATTCGGAGAAGATCCAGCTAAAGCTGTTCAATTTTTTATTGAAGGTTTAAATCAATTAAACTCTTCTGGAGATGATGTCATATCCAGGTTAGAACGATTAGGTTTATCACAAAGAAGAACTACTTTAGCTATATTAGGTTTAGCTGAAGCTGGAGATTTGGTCAACAGAACATTAGATACAGCAAGAACAGCTTTTGATGATAACAGTGCTGCTACAGAAGAGGCGTTAAAAAAATATGGAACGCTTGCCTCACAAATACAAATAACTAAAAATATCTTTAACGAGTTAGGTGTACAAATTGGTGATAATGTAACTCCACTTTTAAAAGAATTAAATCAAACAGTACAAAGAGTAACTTTAGGAATAATACAATCTGAAAATGCTTTTAACCTTATACAATTAGCTTTAAAACTCTTAGGTGTTGCTCTTGCAGCAACTATAACTCAAATGAAAGCATTTCAAGTTTTACTATTGGCTATTTCAAAACATCCTATAATTGCATCTTTATATGCTATATCTGCTGGTATGGTCTATTTTCAAGGAAAGACAGCGATAGCAGCAGGAGCTGTAGAGCAATTAAGAAGACAGCTTGATGGATTCACCGGAGATGGAGCAGTTACAGCAGAAGTAATTGCAGGTCTTATAGAACAAACTAATGAATTCCAAGATTTAGGAGAAATGTCATTTTTTGATCCAGATCAAATTAAACAAGATTTAGCTTTAGGTCTTTCCGGATCTGAAGAAGAAATAACAGCATTTAAAGATAAATTTATAGATGAACTTAATTTTAGTAGATCAGTAGCATCAGGAAAAAATATGCTTACATCTTTCAATGATCAACTAATGACAGGTAAGATGACTGCTGAAGAAATTATTGCATCAGCTCAAAAAATGGTTGGCGAAAATGGTTTGATTCAAGACTCAATCTTAGACATGGAAGATGTCACTAAGTTTGTAAACATGTCAGAACAGCAAAGACTTATGGCTTTAAATAATGCTTTAGAGATAGAGGAAGAATACAACGCAGTTTATGAAATTTTTCAATTAATTACCTCTGCCCAAGAAGCAAATCTTAAAGTGAAAAAAGAAAAACTAAGATTAGAAGCATTAGAAGCTATGGGTATTAGAAACATAGGTGATCTAACTGATGAAGAAAGAAGACAATTAGAGCCTCTTATTGTTGCAATGGAAAAGAGAATTGAAGCAGGAGAAAAAACAGTTGATGTTCTTGATGACATAGCAAATGCTGAATCTGAGGCTGAAAGTATATTTGATAGAATAGCAACTAACACAATTGAATCTGCTGAAAGATTATTTGATTCCTTAGATTCCGTTGGTGAAATGACAGCTAAGTCTGCTGAAGAAATAAATAAAGCATTAGCTGACAAAATTAGATTAGGTGACATTTTCCAAGCACAAATAGCCTTCTTGAAAAATGAAGGATTTGATGATGTTGCATTAGAATTTTCTAAACTAGGACCAGAATTTGCAGCAACACTACAAGCCTTATTAAATGATCCACAAGCATTAAGCCTAAGAGAGCAATTATTACAACAAGCTAATCTTTCTGAGAGTAACGAACTAAAAGATGCATTATTTGGAACTGATGAGGAAGTACTAGATAAAACAACACAAGCAGGTAAAGATTTTATTAATGGATATATTAAAGGTGTAGAAGAACAAGCTGTTGAATTAGATAACGCAGTAAAAGAGGTTATGCTAAATACAGTATCTGTAGCTGAAAAAACTTTGGGTATAGAGTCACCTTCTAAAATTACCAAAGATTTAGGTAAATTTATAATTTTAGGATTTGTTGAAGGTTTACAAAAGTCATATCCAACAATGGAAAGAACTTTTGAAGGACAAATGATTGATTTAGTCTCTATGGCCAAGCAAGCTGCAAGTGAAGCAAACAGTGCAATAAGTGGCGCATTTTCTTCACAGTTTAATTTATTTGGTGCAAATCAAAGTGTTTTATCTGGCGAACAAAAGTTAAATGATTTACTAAAAGAACAAACTACTTTGCTCAAAGGAAATACAGCTGCTATGACAAAGGGCATTCAAGATGCAAGAGACAAAAGAGATTTCTTAAAAATAGCATATGAAGAAGGAACGATATCTCTAGCTGAATATCAATTAGCTGAAGAAGAGTTGACTGAAGCTGAAAATGCTAGATCTGATAGATTAGCTGAACTGGATAAAGATATTTCTAATGCAAACATACAACAAGCTCAAAACTTATTCAATATGGGACAACAAGCATTTGAACTCTTATCATTAGGTCCTGATGCTGTCAATATATTTAAGGAACTAGCAACTACTTTAGGTATTGATGCATCTGTAATTGATACAGTAACAGGTAAAACAGAACAGCTAGCTAATACAATCGGTACTAAGTTTGCCGGTAAAATGGATGAGGTAGCTAGTAAGTTCTTCAATACAAACATGCAGATAGAACAAGATGAAATAACAATAGATGTAAATAATAATCCTGCAGTAATTAGCATTGATCAAGTAGAACAACAGTTAATGGCACTAATAGGAAAAGATTGGAGAGTCCAACTTGGAATTGATTCTTCAGGACTCACAGGAAGTTCTACATCTTCTAGCTCAACAAGTGCTGGTGGAGGAGGATCTATGGCTACTGTTTATGCAGGTGGAGGTAGATTACCTGCTTATGCAAATGGTGGATCACTTGCATCAGGATATGGTTTGGTTGGGGAGTATGGTCCTGAAATAATTAGAGCAATTCCTGGAGGTGGAGTAGATATTACACCTATAGGAAATACTGGATCATCAAGTATTAATATTTCTAATCTAAATGTAAATGTGACAGGAGTCCCATCAGATCCAATGCAAGCAAGAAAAGCTGCATTAGCTATAAGGAAAGAACTTAGCAAGCTAGATCGAGAAGGTACAATAGGCACAGGAATTAGAGGTAGATAGTGTTAAAGAAGATAAAAGATAATATAGGTTTAGTTGCAACAGCAATAGCTCTTATGGGATCTGTTGGTGCAGGAGTGCAATCAGTCGGACAAATAGTAAATACACTTCAAGGTATTGATGAAAGAATGGTTGGAATAGAAATAGAGTTTGAACAACTCAAACAAGACACAATGGTTTCAAATGATATTGCAGTTCTTTATGAAAAAATACAAGACTTAGAAATAGCTGCACAGAATGTAGGCAAGTTCAATGAAGAGATAGCTACCTTATCAGCTAACTTATATAACTTAGAGCAACAGGTTAGAGATGG